CTAATCTTAAATACACGCATCGAATCATTTAAAGCGGTTAATAACATGGCTGAAGTCGTGAATGTACCACTTGCTTATGATACAGATATAAAAGTTGGTGATAAAGTAATAATTCACCACAACGTATTTAGGAGATTCTACGACATGAAAGGCAGACAAAAAAATAGTAGATCATATTATATGGAAGATATGTACTTTGTACAACCTGATCAGATATATATGTATGGTGATACCGGTAAATGGAAAGCATTTGCTGATAGATGTTTTGTTATGCCTATAAAAAATAATGACGATTTTAGCTTAGAAAAAGAAAGGAAGCTTATTGGAATACTAAAGTATGGAAATGACTCCTTAAACAAGCTTAAAATCAATCCTGGTGATCTAGTTGGATATACTCCTTATGGAGAATTCGAATTTATTATAGATCAGCAGCGATTATATTGTATGAAATCAAATGATATTGTAATTAAGTATGACTACGAAGGAAGCGAAGTTGAGTATAATCCAAGCTGGTCGCAGAGCAGTTGAGGAATTAATTAAAGTTGCAGAAGAAGCTATCATAGGAAGCGAAGATGATCTTTCTGCTGATAGACTTAAGAATGCAGCAGCTACTAAAAAGTTAGCAATATTTGATGCATTTGAAATTCTTAATAGGGTTGATGAAGAAGAAAAAGCATTAGCAGATAAACCTACTGATGCAGAGGCGATAAAACCTTTTAGAGGGTTCGCGGAAGGGAGATCCAAATAATGTATGAACAAACCTTGTTTAAAGTACTCGATGAGTATATAAAACCAAAAGTAATAAACCATAAGAACAAACATAAGCTTTGGGCTTACGGTTACGATAAAGAGCACGATATAGTTGTTATAAGCAAAACCGGTAAGATTGGTGAGATATATGAGATACAAAATCTTAAGATAGCTTTACCACTAGCAGAAGATGTTTATAAGAGATCTGAGAAACCAGAAGAACAATATTGGGAACAAGCTCCATATCCTAAAGAATTAGAAAAAATTAAAAGTGTATTCGATTGGAATAAGCAACCTGACCATTTTAAGGAAAGGTATTATGACTATATCGATTACGAATTCAAATATAGAGATGAAGGTTTCTTTTACTATAGTAACGGTAAACCGTCATACATAACTGGTACACATTATATGTACTTGCAATGGAGCAAGATAGACGTTGGAGCGCCTGATTTCAGGGAATCAAACAGATTGTTCTTTATATTTTGGGAAGCGTGTATAGCAGATAATAGATGTTACGGAATGTGTTATTTAAAGAATAGACGTTCTGGATTTTCATTTATGTCATCAGCGGAGCTAGTTAACCAAGCTACAATATCAAGTGATGCGCGTTTTGGTATATTATCAAAATCAGGAGGTGATGCTAAGAAAATGTTTACGGACAAGGTTGTTCCTATATCTGTTAACTATCCTTTCTTTTTTAAACCTATCCAAGATGGTATGGACCGACCTAAAACAGAGTTGGCATATCGTATTCCTGCATCAAAATTTACAAGAAAGAAATTAGATTCAAACGAAGAGCTTATTGAGCTTGATGGTTTGGATACAACAATTGACTGGAAAAACACAGGAGATAACTCTTATGATGGTGAAAAGCTAAAACTATTAGTACACGATGAGAGTGGTAAATGGGAAAAACCAGACAATATATTAAATAACTGGCGTGTAACAAAAACATGTTTACGTTTAGGGTCCAAGATTATTGGTAAGTGTATGATGGGTTCAACATCAAATGCTTTAGATAAAGGAGGAGAAAACTTTAAGAAACTATATTATGATTCAGACGTTACGAAAAGAAACCGCAATGGACAGACTAGTTCAGGATTATATAGTTTGTTCATACCTATGGAATGGTCGTACGAGGGATTCATTGATTCTTATGGCGTACCTGTCTTCGACACTCCAGAAAAACCGATAAAAGGTGTTGATGGATCATGGATTGAATACGGTGTTATTGAACACTGGCAAAACGAGGTTGAAGGTTTAAAGAACGATCCTGATGGATTGAACGAATACTACCGACAGTTTCCTAGAACAGAACAACACGCTTTTAGAGATGAAGCAAAACAATCATTATTTAATCTTACTCGTATATACGAACAAATAGATTATAACGATGATTTAAGAAACACAAGTGTAGTAACAAGAGGTAGCTTTCAATGGGAGAATGGAATTCCTGATACAAGAGTTCAATTCTATCCTAATAAAGACGGTAGATTTTTAATATCGTGGGTACCTCCCGCGCATCTACAAAATAGAGTAGTACTAAGGAATGGTGTTAAATACCCTGGTAATGAGCACGTTGGAGCTTTTGGTTGTGATAGTTACGATATATCAGGAACTGTTGATACAAGAGGATCTAACGGAGCTTTACACGGTCTTACCAAATTTTCAATGGAAGATGCTCCCGCTAATCATTTTTTCTTAGAATATATAGCTAGACCACAAACAGCTGAGATATTCTTTGAAGAAGTTTTAATGGCTTGCATATTCTACGGTATGCCAATACTAGCTGAAAATAACAAACCTAGATTACTATATCATTTTAAAAGAAGAGGTTATAGAGGATTCTCAATGAATAGACCCGATAAGGTTTATGCTAAATTATCTGTAACTGAAAAAGAAATAGGTGGAATACCCAACTCATCACAAGATATTGTACAAGCTCACGCTGCAGCAATCGAAAGTTACATAGAAGACCATGTTGGTTTAAATGGAGATGAGTACGGAACAATGTATTTCCAAAAGACATTAGAAGACTGGGCAAGATTCAATATAAATAATCGTACAAAGCATGATGCCTCGATAAGTTCTGGCTTAGCTATTATGGCTTGCAATAGACATCGATATGTACCTACAGCGGATATTAAAAAGAGTACTGTTCCATTAAACTTTAAAAAATACAGTAACGAAGGTTATAATTCAAAAATAATAAAATAAATGATTTATACTAATAGTAATAGTTCTTTTCCAAGTCAGGTTGTACCAGATGAGGTAAAACAAAGTCCTGAATACGGCCAGCAAGTTGGTAAAGCTATCGAGAACGAATGGTTTCGCGGAGATAAGGCTGGATATGGCGTAGGAAGCAGATGGGGTTCCAATTGGAGTCTTTTTAATTCTTTAAGATTATATGCCAGAGGAGAACAGTCTGTTGCTAAGTATAAAGACGAGATGTCTACAAATGGCGATTTATCATATCTTAATCTTGATTGGAAACCGGTTCCGGTAATACCAAAGTTTGTTGATATTGTGGTTAATGGTATATCCAGTAAAAACTACAAGATAAAAGCTTACGCTCAAGATCCTGAGTCTATAAATAAAAAGACTGCTTATGCTAGAGGCATAATTGAGGATATGGTAAACAAAAATTTCTATAAAGAAATGCAAGATGGTTTTGGTATGAATTTATTCAACTCTCCAAACCCTGAAAAGTTGCCAGAAGATATGGACGAATTGGAATTGCACCTACAGTTGTCATATAAAGAAGCCGTTGAGATTGCTGAAGAGGAAGTTATATCAAATATATTAGATAGAAACAAATACGAATTGCTTAATAGAAAATTAAACTACGATTTAGTTGTATTAGGTATTGCTGCCGCAAAAACGAACTGGAATCCTGCTAATGGCGTTACATTAGAATATGTTGATCCAGCTAACCTTGTTTATTCGTACACAGACGATCCAAACTTTGAAGACATATATTATGTTGGCGAAGTTAAGTCTGTTAGCTTAGAAGAGCTTAAAAAGCAATTCCCTAATCTAACTGATGACGAAGTAAAAGAAATTGAAAAGTTTCCTGGAGATAGTAATCATACTAGAGGCATAAACGGTCAAGACTTTGATAAAGAAAATGTGCAAGTTTTATACTTTGAATACAAAACATATTCAAATCAAGTATTTAAAATTAAGCAAACAGAGTTTGGATTAGAAAAAGCTTTACAAAAGCCAGATACATTTAATCCACCAGCAAACGATAACTTTACTACAGCATCAAGAACAATAGAGGTTTTATATAGCGGCGCTAAGATATTAGGCAACAATAAAATGCTTAAATGGGAAATGGCCGAAAATATGACAAGACCATTTGCTGATACTACTAGAGTTGCAATGAACTATGCGATATGCGCCCCTAGAATGTACCGAGGGAAAATTGAATCATTAGTTAGTAGAGTTACAAGCTTTGCTGATATGATCCAGATAACTCACCTTAAGCTACAGCAAGTGTTAGCTAAGATGGTACCAGATGGTGTATTTATAGATGTTGACGGCTTAGCTGAAGTTGATTTAGGTAACGGTACAAATTACAATCCAGCTGAGGCATTAAATATGTATTTCCAAACTGGTAGTATTGTTGGTAGATCTCAGACACAAGATGGTTCTGGTAATCCAGCAAGAATCCCTATCCAAGAAATACAAACATCGGCAGGAAGCTCAAAAATACAATCTTTAATATCTACATATCAGTATTACTTACAAATGATAAGAGATGTTACAGGCTTAAATGAAGCAAGAGATGCTAGTACGCCTGATGCGGATTCATTAGTTGGATTGCAAAAGATGGCTGCTGCAAACTCTAACACAGCCACAAGACATATATTACAGTCTAGTTTATACTTAACGTTAAGACTATGCGAGAATATAACTCTTAGGGTTGCAGATTCACTTAGATTCCCATTAACTGCTAACGCTTTAAAACAAAGTATAAGCACGTTTAATGTTGAAACATTAAGAGAATTAGAGCAGCTTAATATTCATGACTTTGGTATATTCTTAGAATTAGAACCAGACGAAGAAGAAAAAGCTCAGTTAGAACAGAATATGCAGATAGCGTTGCAATCAGGCGGTATTGATCTAGAAGATATTATAGATCTAAGAGAAATAAGAAACCTTAAGCTAGCTAACCAATCTTTAAAATACAGACGTAAAAAGAAGATGGAAAAAGAGCAAGCAATGCAACAAGCTAATATTCAAGCACAAGCGCAAGCAAATGCTCAAGCGTCAGAAGCTGCTGCAATGGCAGAGGTTCAAAAGCAACAAGCATTAGCTGAAACACAGATACAAATTGAAAAAGCAAAAGCTCAATTAGAACTTCAAAAACTGCAACAAGAGTTATTAATTAAGAAACAATTAATGGCTGAAGAGTTTGGATACAAGATGCAACTTGTTACAGCGGAGGGCGATGCTAATAAAGCTAAGATTGCTGAAATAGAAGATAGAAAAGATAAGCGTATAAAAATGCAAGGTTCTCAACAAAGTCAATTAATTGATCAAAGACAGAACGCTACTACGCCAAAAGATTTTGAATCTAGCTTCGACGGAATGGGGGATTTGAGTAACGACTTATTCTCATAAACAATAGTTAACCAATTTTATAATATTATATCATGTCAGAAATTATTAAACAAGAAGGTGATTTCAAATTACAAAAGAGAAAACCTACGCCTAGAAAATTAAATAAACCAGAAGGTACTACTAAGGTTGAAATAAAAGATCAAGAAGTAACTAAGGTAGAAATAGAAAAAGAGATTGTACAACCCGCTGCTCCGGAAGTTGTAGCGGAAGTACAAACTCAAGAACCTGTAGAGCCTACAATAGAGCCTGGAAATGTTATTGAAGAGATCGAACAAACTGAACCGGTTGAAATTATGCCGGAACAGACTATCGAGATCGAGCAAGAATTTAAAACATTAGGTAAACCATTGCCAGAAAACATAGAGAAGCTTATTGCTTTTATGGAAGAGACTGGGGGTACTGTAGAAGATTATACTAGACTTAATGTAGACTATACAAAAGTAAGCCCAGAGGTTTTACTTAAAGAATACTACAGAAAATCAAGACCGCATTTAGACGGGGAAGAAATTGAATTCCTTATGGATGACAAATTCAGCTACGACGAAGATATTGATGATGAGCGAGACATCAGAAAAAAGAAACTCGCGTTTAAAGAAGAGGTTGCGAAAGCTAAGTCTTTCTTGGAAGATGTTAAAAGTAAATATTATGACGAGATCAAGTTGAAACCGTCAATTAACAAGGACCAACAGAAAGCTTTAGATTTTTTCAACCGATACAAGGAAGATCAAGAAGCTAATGAAAAGAAGTATCAACGTTTCCAAAACGATACTAAATCTATGTTCTCAAATGAATTCAAAGGTTTTGAATTTAACTTAGGAGAAAAGAGTTTTAGATATGCGGTTAATAACGTTGAGGCTGTTGCTGAAAAACAATCTGACATTAACAATCTAGTTAAGAAGTTCTTAAACAATGATGGTGAAGTACAGGACGTTAAAGGCTATCATAAAGCTATCTATGCAGCGGAAAATATTGATTCCATTGCCAAACATTTTTATGAGCAAGGTAAAGCCGATGCTGTTAAAGATATTGTTGCTAAATCCAATAATATAAGTGCAGAACCTAGGCAGAACTCTAGCGAACTAAATCTTGGCGGATTCAAAGTTAAAGCCGTGAATGGTGTTGATTCTTCAAAATTAAGAATTCAAAAAAGATTTTAAAATTAAACAAACAAAAAGATGGCATTATTACCTACATTTGGGAGCATTGTTCCTTCTCAAAAAGCACAAGCTTTAGAGTCAAACTATTTAAACTTTACTGATACGACTAACCCTGATTTCGTATCTTTCGCACAACAATATTTACCTGAAATCTACGAATCAGAAGTAGAGCGTTACGGAAACAGAACTTTATCTGGATTCTTACGTATGGTAGGTGCTGAAATGCCAATGAGCTCTGACCAAGTTATCTGGGCTGAACAAAACAGATTGCACGTTGCTTACAACGCTGTTGAAGTTTCTGGAGCTAACGAGCTTACAATTACATTGAACAACACTGCTGATGCTTTTGTTGGGAATGTAATTTCTATCAACCAAACAATCGTTATCATTGACCAAGCTACTGGGGCTGAAGTGAAAGCTGTAGTTACCGCTAGTACTGCTCAAGGTGTATTAACTGTTGCTCCTTATACTGCTGCTAACTTAGCTGCTGCTGGAATCACAAGTACTGAAGTTAAAATCTTCGTATTTGGTTCTGAGTATTCTAAAGGTTCAACTTTAACTAGCGACGCTTACACAAGCATCGAGCCTTCATTCACTCA